AGGTGGGGTATTCCCACCTTCTGTTAATACTAATTTTTGTTTGATTGAAAGTTACCGAATTATTCTACAAGTTTTTTATAAATTCTTCGACTTTGGGGGTATAAACATTTCTATGCCAATCGGTAAGAGGATGAAGTCCATCGCCTGTAGAGACAAAACCTGTGTATGTATTATTCTGTCTAAAAGAGGTATTTTCTACATAGAAACCACTATGCCTAAACATATCCAAGTATGGAATACTATATTTAACACAATAATATTCTATTTTCTCAACTAAATCTTTAAGGTTAAATCCCATCGCATTATTTGTCAAACAATTTACTTGACCTTCATTCCCAGATGTAGCTGTATGACAAGGCAATGGTAATATAACCCCTATTTTGGCTTTATCGCCCCAATATTCAACGATTTTTGAGAAACTATAATCTATTGCACCACATAGATTGTTTTCTGTATTATAAGGGTCTTCTATATCAAATACTTCACTTCCAACATCGCCTAATTGATAAGAACTATTATTGATATAGTCATTTACTCCAATCGCAATCAAAATATCATCAGCTTGTGTTTCTTTATTATTTTCTATAGCAATAGGAAGACATGGGTCATTCGCAGAGTTCTTTTGTAAAAATCCTGTCCCCCATCTTGCACAATCAATCACTTCAAATCCATATTTCGCTTGAATAAATCTAATATACTTTTGAATTGTATTGATACCTACAGTGACAGATGTCGTATCTGATATAGAGTCGCCAAATACAAGTATTGTAATGTCTGAAGATATATTCTCAATAAAACTTTCCGGTAATATATCAATCAGAACCTTTTGTTCACTTGATAAAGTTGGGAAAAATGCGAAATACAGTTGCCGTATATCAGTATTAGCTATAAAATAATACCACTCATTAGCGTTTAGTCTAAATGAGCTTGCTGCCGATCCTTGTGTTAATGCAAAGCCACCACCTATAGTTTCTCTTGTAACTTGATATTGTTGACCATCAGTTTCAGATACAACCTTTACACGAAACAATGTTCCTGTACTTAATGGACAGACAATAGCGCCATTAGAAGATATTGAATATTTATTACTAATTATTTTATCTTTATAGATATCCTGTACTATAGAATTAGCCACAAAGCATTTATAAGGAGATGTTTTTAAATAACTTAGAACGACATTGCAATCTATAGGAGAAATAAAATAATATGTAAATTGTTCAGCTTTCTGTCCTGCAATAGATACATAGTATGTAGTTGGACTATCATTAACAGTTGTATCTAACTTGATAGATATATTTGACATATTGAGTAGCCCCGTACATGTAAAAAACATTATTTCTCCTTTTTTAAGCGCAATAGGAGTAGATAGTTGACCATCAGCAGCTGATATCTCTTTTCCATTAGTTCCAATATAAAATCCGTCTTTTCCTACATTGATTTCAACTTCTCTATATGTAGCATTACCTAATACTTCTATTGCTTTATCTATAGCATCCTGAGCATTGCTGACATTAATAGCCGCAAGAGCTCCTGCATAAACCATTGAACTTGAAGGTAAATCAATATTCCCTGAGCCTAAAATACTCTGTCCATTCACAGTCTTAACATTAACGCCACTCTCAAGTACATCTTGTTTATCTGAGAACCTTTTATCCAAATTATTGTAATAATAAGGCTCTACGTTTATTGTAATCTTTCCATCTTTGAGTATGTATTCACTCTTAATTACAATTCGCATTGGCGCAGTTCCTTCAGTCCAAACAGGTAATTCATAGACCTGATTAGGTGAAAAAGTTGTGGTTAAAAATATATTTTTGCCATTTTCTGTCATGAATTTATAATTTGTTATAGCCCCGCTATCATCTACAACAGAAAATCTTATCAAATCGTTTTTCTTGAATACAGAATCAGAAATAGGAATAATAATAGTTCCACCAACATTTACTTGATAAACAACATTAATATCGATATTGCCAATCTTTTTATCTAGCTCGGTAAGTTCTTCCTTTGTTGCATACCCGGCATCTACTGTTCCGCGGAAAGCCCATCCGGGGTTCTGGAAGCTGAAGACCTTTCCGTTATCTGCGGAGTCTGGGTCTTCCTGATTGTAGATGTTCACCAGCATGCCGCGACGGAGAAGGACGCCTTTGTCGTCCTTCGGTGCGGTGGAGTCTGCTTCCATGGCTGACACGGATGTGTAGGTTTTGCGGATTCCCAGTGAGCTTCCGTTAATCTCCACATTCTCGATGTATTCTACTATGTCGTTGCTCAGCTGGCCGACTTCTTCCGGAGTTACTGAGTCTATCTTTGTCTTTTCTGCGAGCGCGATGGCGCGTTTTTTTAATTCTGTTGCTGTCATGATATTATCCTTTTATTACTACTATCTGTGCATCAGTTATGTGATCAAATAAAACATATTCAGAACCCATAATTCTAATTTTTTTATTTGAAGAATCATATTTTATTCCTACACCCTTATCATTTATCGATACAGGATATATATTTAGTTCTCCAGGATCTGAAGATATTTTTGCAGGAAATGTAATATTTAACAATTCTTGTGATGAATTTAAATGAACTAAAATAACAATATTGATTAAGTCTTCTTCGTTGATATTTGCATCAGTATATACATCTATATATTTAGTATCATCTTCTGTTACGTCTTCAACTCTGGTAGATTTAATCACAACAGGTATTTTTGAATTAGACTCAGAAAGACTTGATTGCAATGAAGAATACTTTCCATCGGCATCAGACTTGTTTGATTGAACTGTTTTTTCTAACGCTTCAATACGCGAATCTGCTTTTGATGCAGTCTTCAAGTCAATCCAAGCCACTGTGCCGCTGGTATCCGTACTCAGATATGCTTCATACTGCTTCTTCACTTTGTGAACCTGCTGGTTTTCGAACGTTCTTTCATCCGAAAGCACCTCACGGAAACAAAGCTTGTTGCTTCCGATGGCTCCAAGTGCAGGAACCTGGTACAGCTTACCTGATATAACCACACCACCTTCCACTACATTCTCCTTTCCACTGTCAAGGCATCCCCACAATATGCAGTTGTCTCCGTATGTGCGGACCGCTGTATCAATCATGCTTTTAAGGCTGTTCTGCATAAACGACAAGTCGTCTGCCCATACATCTTGTCCGCCGTCGTAAGTCACTAAGTAATCATTCATAATCGTAAATGTTTATTGTATAAACCCGTCCTGCGGGCTTGTTATATTCTACTATATTTTTTATCTCTTCTATTCTGTCTTTCAAATAAGAAGGCACGTTCACAATAAATTTAAGTTGACCGTTCTCTGTGCCATTTTGCAGATAAGTATGCTTCTGAGAACCTTTATAATAGAAGTAACAGCTAGGAGACTCATTACGCAGATAAACAGAACGGTATAATCCTGTTATATCAGTGATATAAATATCCTTATTCTGCAACAGGAAGTAATCATTCAGTGCCTTCTCGATGTAGATTACCTGGCCGTTCACGCTCAGCCGGCTGTCGCACAGATCACGATACTTCATCAGTTCATCGTGAAGGTACGATATGGGAAGCGTGAGCACCTTAAGAAATGCAAACATCTTCTTCTTCCTGAGAGGAGGAGGAAGAAGAAGAAACGCAAATTTGAATATGTCAATTTTGTACCACATAGCTTACTGTATTAGATAGATCTTCTGCAATGAAGCAGCCGGACTCTGCCGTATAGTTGTTTCCTGTGACCACTGCATACGATTCACCGGTGCTTGTTTTGGTCTGAACGGTTCCCAGTTCCACATCGGTCACTCCCTGCACGTTCTGTATTGCGTCTACACACTTGGTCTTGTTGAATGTTCCTCCGTACACGATTCCAGCCAGATAGGCGTTAATGGCATCCTCTACGGGTTTTCCTCCACCGTCTATGCGTGTGCCGTCTGAAGTGAGAATCTGAGGGTCGTAGTACACCTTTACGGCAATCTTGATTTTATCGGCCGGAAGACTGCGTATGCTGAGGAATACACCTGCTATTTTAACGCTGTTCATATAGCTTTTAAACGCCGTTAGAACGTCTTCCGAAAGCGGTGTGGGAAGGTTGTTTTCCTGACCGGATACAAGTATCTGTATCGTGTTACCTGCATCCTGTACGGCGCAGTATTTTACCACCTGCTTGGCTGTGTCAGCCACCGGATAACGGAAAGCATGTGTCTGTTCGTCATACTCCAGCGCGTCGCCGTACTGGAATGCGAGTGCCTGGGCGTGATACCAGCGGACGGTAGGAACGATGCTCTGTCCAATGCGTTCGTCTACGTCCTGCTTGTGCGCATCCAGCATGACTTCCAAGGCGTAAGCACAGGCAGCCACGATGTAGATAAGAATATTCTCGATGGATACGGTGCTGAAGGTGTTTTCCCATGTGGCATCTTCTCCCGTGATGCCATACGCTTCGCGCAAGGTGTTGTCCTCCATGAAGCGGTCGGTCATCGTCTTTTTAATTTCTGCTATAGATCTTGCCATATCATACAAACTGTTCTGTGAATTGTTCCGTGAATATCTTCAGCCGCACCTCGCTGTCCGATGTTTCGGAGGTTGCGGGCGACACATTGTTAGCCTTGCAGTATTCCTGCATTTCCCGGTTTATAACTACGTCCGGCACACTGACCGTCATGCCGGGCGTAAGTTTTTCCGTTGGGCTTATGTCGTTCTCGCGTGCCAGGATGAAGACCCCTGCGAGGTCTCCATATTCCTGTATTGCGATGTCAAGAAGTGTCTGATTGGGTAGCACCGTCACTTTCATGTCTTTGTCCTCCACATTATCCTTATGAGTATCAGTATCGCGCCTGCCCAGATGATTGCCGTAGTGTACCAGGGCTTGGACTCCTTTCGTTCCGCTTTCACCGTCGATACTTCCTGCTCTATACGGTCCATCCTGCTGTTAATATGGGTTATCTCGGCAGACATGGTTTCTATCTTCGTATCGGTCTGCGAGGTATCCCTTCTCTCTTCCTGGGTGCTGCTGTTCACAGATCCCGTCGTTATGCTTGTAGGATATTGCTTCCCGGTAGAATCAGGCGGTGAATACTCTGTGCGCTCCCAGCTTGCCGTAACCTCATCCAGCTTCTGCCACCAGCTGGAGGAAAGTTCCTTAATCATCTCCTGCGTATGCTGATAGGAACTGTCCGATACCTGCGTGTCGGTCTTCGTATCCGTCTGCTTGTCGGTGGTGGCATCCAGCTTCATGGGAGGCTGCGACTTGCAGGCCGTCAGCATCAGTGCCAGGGCTACAAGCAGCAGAAAGCTTTCCATCCACTTGTAGGCCTTATCGAGTAGTCTTTCCATCATAACAGTATCAGGTTAATAAAAATGATAATGAATCCGGTTATCTCCAGCCAGAACGCGGGCCTTGCATATACTATCTTATTCCACAAATCCGACTGCATGTTATCGGCCATCACGTGACGCACGATGTAGACTATCGGAAGAAGCCAGGTAATCAGCAGCCATGGATTCGTACATGCCACCCATGCCTGCGTACTGAGCAGCAGAAGTGCGGTACCGCAATAATGTATAATTCCTTCCGTTCGTTCCTTGAATCGGGGTGAAAGTGTAATGATTATCATTCCTATTAATGCCAGGAACACGAGGAACTGAATGTTTTCAGGCGTGCGTCCTACTGCTGACACGAAGAACGTAAATCCGTTAAGCCCCAGGCAGACGGAAAACCATTTCGGGTGCTCCAGCCGGTAATAGGTCTCTGAAATTGAATAAGGAATACCGCCTGTCTTGTAGATTACCACTGCGGTATATACGGCAAAAATCAACGCCGATATGATTCCGAAGATTGTTTCCATGTTGATTCTTTTTAAAGTTCTACAAAGCTTTCCATCCATCCAGTACATCCTGCTGCACAGCCGGAATACCGTTTTCCACCAGGCTGATAGCCGATGCAAAAGCGCACATCGTCGCCTGGTCGTTCACATCGGGTTCGAATGTGGTAGGCACCTGCATTTCCCGGCACACAGCTGAGATGTAGCCCGATGTGTGATTCTCCGTAGCTGGTGCCCAGCGGTTGATGTATTCCGCGATGGTGCGGCATCCGTGCAGACGGTGGTAGTTCTGAAGCGTGCGGATCAGTGCGCGATACCCCCACATGGGAGCGATGAACTGGAAAAATGTTCCGTCCGTCTGTTCCTGGCGAAGTCCCTGCCATTTGTCTTTACTCAGCCGGATATTCCCCGGATTATTGTTGCGTAAACCTCTTGGTAACTGTATCATTTTGTTTCCTCCTCTTTCTTTTCGTTATCTAAAAATTGTTGTAAATAAGGTATCTTCCGTACCACTTCGAAGCTAAGCACATAATACATGAAGTTCAGCGGCCTGGAGTGAGGGAACAGCTTGCGCATGTTTCGCAGGGTGTTCACCCCGTAGAAGTAGCACACAGCATACACGATGCCTGTAATGCACTGCAAAGCCCCGTCCAGGTTCTTCATCTTCTCTCCGATAATGTAGATGCTCAGCACGATTACGTAGAACACAAACGTCTCCAGCAGGCAGTGAAAAAACTTCCTGTTGTTGAACCGTTCGTGTTTGGCCACAATGCCGGCAATGAGTCCGGCCAGACAGTTAATCGCGAAGATGAAGAAGATGACAAACACCATGTCCTTCACCGGTGCGAAGTATGCCAGCGTGATGCTGAATAGCGTAGCCAGCATGTTTTTGATTCCTGTAATGATTTCCATACTTTCAGTTTTCATTTTTCGTCACATTAATAAGTCGCATCCACGCTGATACCGGAGTTCGTCACCGTCACTTTATTCACCTTCTGTCCGTCTATCTCCAGCTGCTCCCTTATTTCCGTACGCCATGCAAGCGGGTCATGATCCAGCAGCATGTCAGATATTCCTACGCCTACAGCCGGATTCTCTTTTATCTCGCCTTTGTACAGTCCGATAATGAGAGCCTGGTTCTGATACAGCACATTCCCGACAGTCAGGCCCGAACGGATTTTCCCGTCTGTGCCACGTTGTGGACGTATCATCAGGTCGTAATTTTCTTCTATTAATATCCCTTTCATCAGTGTGTCACTTTTGTATCTTCGTAATCACTTTTATTCAGTTCGCTTGCCTTTGAGGCCACCGCAGCGGCAGTTCCCGTCTGAGCAGTGGCAGAACCGGTAGTGTTCACCTGGTGAGTGTGGTTGTTGAACGTACGTACCAGTTCGTTAATCTTCTGGGTAAGCGATTCAATGTTAATCAGTCCTCCCAGCTTCCCTCCGTTGATGGTAATGCTTTCCACTTCATCTACGGCAAGCACCACCAGAAGGGAAAGGTCATTCGATAGACTTCCTACCACTACCGCCGTGCCCACCTTGGGAACTATGAGCAGATGGCTTTCATTCTCCGCGAGCGAAGCACGCAGCCTTACACCCTCCACATCGAGCGTGCCGAAAGTTACCGTGCAGGTAGTTCCTTCCACACTCTTTACGATGCCCTGCCAGATGGTAATCTCCTTTCCGGCTCCCATCATCTGCATCAGGTTGTCACGCAGTCTTCTGTATTGGTCCATATCTTTCAGCTTAATCTAATACCCAGTTCTATCGTTCTCTTTCCACCGTCCCGGCTGAATTCCGTAGTGACCGCACGTACGTAGTATCGTCCGTCCTTGTAGTCATAGTCAGGGTCGCGAAGCTCGGCCACGTATCCCGGCTCACAGTAGGGAATCATCCAGGTGGTAATCGTTCCGTCATACCCATCGAAGGAAAGACGTTTTACCTCCGTTTCTCCGCGCTGCTTCATCGACGCATCATCACTGCTGGCAGAACGTATCTCCACGCGGTCGCCTCCGGTAGCACCCACTTCGTATTCCTTCACCTTTCCGTCTGGCAGAAGCGCTTTCACCACTACACGCACCTTCCGGTCTTCCGCACGTCGGTAAGTCAGGTCGCACGACTCCACGTTCAGCGAAAAGTCGTAGTACACCTCTTCACCCATTTTCGTGGCCGGAGGATGAATGTGCAGCACGTTGCCTTGCAGATAGATGTCTGCACCGCACTCTTCCTGCACCTTCTTCAGCACATCGTATCCCGTAGCGGTGTGTATCACAAACTTCTCATAGCTCCAGGTGTAGTCGCAGTCAATTTCGTATCCTCCGCCTACGCCATCTACCACCTTTTTCAACAGTGTATCGAGCGAGACATTCTTCAGCACTTCATCCGGAACAGGCACACGGAACTTGAAAAGGTCGTCTTCACACTCCAGCGTAATGCTTCCGTTATCGGTTCCTATTCGCTGAAGGTATCCGGAAAACTCCTCACGCAGTCCGGTTTCCGTGTATCCAATCTTCACCGACACACGGTCGCCGCGCTTGATCATGCTTTCCACCTCCAGCGCCTTGTTATATTCCGATGCAGGAAGGGTGATTACCGCCGTGTCTGCCAGCAGCTCCACACTGCGATGTATTTCCACCTTATCCAGCATTCCCAGACGGAAATCACCTACCTGTATGTCATATCCCATCGTGTACATGTCACCTGTTGTTATTCTTCAGTAAAAGCTTATATGTGTCGTCGCTGTATGCGTTGATGGTGTACTGCTGGTTCTGTATGCCCTTCGTGAACGGAAAATCATAGCTTTCTACTACAATCTGGTTGATGCTGAATATCTCAAACAGCGGACAGCGCACCTTCAGTTTGGCAGCCTCGCAGAAGTTACGAAGCTTCTGCACATCGTCACGCGGATAGTCGTCACGCTTCAGGTCCATCAGCGCACCTTCTATCTTCACCTGGTAATCGTCCTGCGTCCAACGTTCCTTTATGGAACCCCTTATCTTTCCCTTAGACACCTGACGACGGATGATAATGTTTCGTCCGGTCAGCGTAATCAGCGGCTCGATAGGAACCAGCCACCAGTCTTCCTGGTCCACCAGAGATATTTCCAGCGGAAAGCGCATCGGAACGCCCAGCGCGTTGGTACGTACCATATCCTCCAGCTCCGCCTCTTCCAGCATCATCAGTTCGTCGTATCCCGACGGATCCTGACGCGTTACTACCGGTTGATTGAAGAGCCAGTAAGGAGGCACTTTCAGCCCCGTGGTACGTGCGGCAATATTTCCTAATATGAATTTACTTACACTCATCTTGCGCTTGACATTGCGGTTTCCAGACTTCTGTTCATAGCTTCCAGTATCACACGCTGTATTTCGGTGGTATCGGTCTTATCCATCATCGTTACGTTCAGGTAATCGAAGAATTTGGTAATGTTTACGGTTATCTGCGTGTTCCTGGTTCCTCCGGCGGTGATTTCGTTGGCCTTTCCACCATCGGATGCAGGTACCGTTCCGGGTGTCCCGTTTGCGCCTGCTCCTGAAGGTGAAGTGCCTGCCATGGCTTCCGGGTCGGATATAGCAGCCTCCTTTGCTTTCTGACGGCTCTGTTCACGCCTCAGATTGTCATCATACCATATAGAAGTACGTGCAGCCGTTCTTTGCGTAGCCTTGACCAGCTTCACCGTACTGTCTACTCCGTAGAATTTTTTAGCTGTATCCTGTGCCGATTCCCATGCGCCTTCAAAATCACCTTTCACCAGTTTTACAAGAGCCTTTCCAGCCGAACCGATAGCACCGATAAGTTCCCAGAAACGGTCAATCAGGTAGCGCTTCAGGTTTGTGCCAAAATCCTTGATAGTCTGCCATGCAGTAAAAATGAAAGCACGGAATCCGGCAAACTTGTTCCAGCAGTACACCACCGCAGAAGCCAGTGCAAGAACTCCCGCTACAATAAGCCCTATTGGATTCATTGACATAGCAATGTTCAGCAGCTTCTGTGCCTTTTCGGCTGCAATTAAAGCGGTTACCTGTGCCCACTGAGCGATAGTCCACCCTTTCAGTATGCCTGTGCTGATAAACATGTAAGTGTTATATCCTGCCCATGCAGCTGTAAGAGGAATAACAATACTCAAAAGCCAGTCCATATTATTACCAATCCATACCACCATGCCAGAAGCTCCTTTGATAATGGGAGTAGTTAGCTGAAGAATAGTATTTAGTCCGTTCATTGCAGGGATAAGAGCAGGCTGGATAATCTGATACATTTCCAACAACTTTTTATTAAAATCACCTGCAAGTTGCTGCAACCTACCATAAGGAGTTTTTGCAATTTCATTAGCCATGTTATAATACTTACCGCCTTCACTTGTTGCACGCTGAAATGCCTGTCTCATCAACTCGAACGATACATTACCTTTTGACATCTCATCACGCAGCACACTTATAGATTTCCCTGTAAGAGCCGAAATATCAAGCAAAGGGTTATAACCGGCATTAATCAGCTGAAGCAAGTCCTGACCTTGCAGCTTACCAGCAGAGGCTACCTGACCAAACACCAGGGCAAGCTGCGACATACGGTTCTTGTCTCCCATGGCCACATCACCCAGCATCTTCAGGTCACCCATCACATTTTCTAATGGTACACCAAATCCTAGCATGGTCTTAGCAGCTTCCTGAATTCCAAGTCGATCATAAATACTATAATCTGCATAATCGTTAAGCTGTCCAAGAAGTTTCGAACCTTTCTCCATGCTTCCCGTAAGTACATTAAAGCTTACCGCCGTTTTGTCGGCATCCATACCCAGTTTTGCCACCACGCCAATTCCTGCCGTGAGTGCTACAATGGGATTCGTGAAGAATTCCGCACCAGGCAAAGACATGATAGCCGTCCGCAGCCGTCCGCCTATCGTGGTAGATAAGCGGTTGGCCGAACGGTCGGCAGCGTCCAGACGTTCCTGCATACGGGTAACTTGTCCTATTACCCCGTTGTCACGGCTTCGTATGTCTATAAGGAATTGTAGAATGTTCATAACTTGTTGGCTTTAGCTTCTTGTTTCCGGATGTCGGCCAGCTGGGCAATCGTTTCAGCCCACTGCTCATCGCTCAGCGTATCAGGGTCCAGATGCAGGTAATACCTCAACAGCGTGTTGTGATAGCCAATCCAGTTGGCTTTTACACTACCGTCTGCACGGTCTACAACTTTTTTAATTCGGCCTCCTTCGCCTCCATCATTCCCTGAATCTTTTCGGCCACAGCGAAGAAGTAGGCATCATCGTCCCTCATCTCCTTGTCACCGTCAATCCAGCAGTTATTCAGCAGGGCCTCATTCATTTTTACGGCATCCTTACCACCTGAACTGGAAGCCAGCGCATACGAAAGGTCTTTCCGGTTTGGCTTGCGCAGCACACACTTCTTATCTTCTACCGTAATCTCAAACACGTTGTTTTCACCGTGCTTTTCTTTCCACTCTTTGAGCTGTTCTTCTGTATATTGAAACATCTTTAAATACTGTTTAAAAAGGGTTATACATAATTGTTCTTGATGTTGAGAGCGATTCCAGGAAGCTCATGTTCTGAAAACTTGTCGCCCTGGTTCATACCTTTTGGAACTTCCGTGATTTCGTTTCCTTCAATCAGGTCCGTTTTAATCACATCTCCTTTAGAAGGATTACCATAGGAAACAACCACATTGAATGAGGCATCCAGCACATCGCCACCTGAAGCGGCTTCAATGGCCTCCAGTTCACTCTGCAAAAGCGTGAGGCTTGTTTCGTACGACTTGTTACCTCGCTGAATGCTGTGCGGCTTGTTTCCCTTTGCGTACAGCGCTTCCTTTTCCTGTTTCTTCACGTAGGAAATAGCGCGAATCTTAGTCACCGGACGACCTGCCACGATGGCCGTAATATCGCTCCATTCGTATTCTTTACTGTTAAATATGTCCATAGTCGTTATGAGTTAGTCTGTACATCAAATCCAAGTTCTACCTCAATCTGTCTTGCGTATCCATACGGACGCACTTTGAGCGTCATCTTTATGGTAGATGTAGCCAGTACGTTCTGCGTCGGATCAATGTAGCAGGTAGCACCGCTTTCACCGGCAGAAGTGTCCGCACTCAGTTCACCGTTAGCCGTCATGCTGGAGTTGATGGCACCTTCCACAGCAGCCTGCCAGCTTTTCAGGATTCCGGCCTGCATGGTTCCGTCCTGGTTTACGTAGACTTCATCGAGAAGGTAATCCAGCAGCGTATCGTATGCAATACGGTATGCCTTGTCAATTACACGTCTGTTTGTGATATGTGCGTAGTCGTCGGTAGGATCTACACACAGACGGTCGTCCGTGTAGAAGTATCCTGAACGGCCCACATGAATACGCGGGGTAATGTAACCTTTGTCGTAGATGGTAGCCACATCGTCCATGCTGTCTTCCACGGTGTTCTCACCGATATACATCACGGTTGGATACAGCGCACCGTCTCTCACACGTCCTATGTTACGCTGCACTGGGCTGGATGCCACACGGCCTGCAAAAATTCCCATAGCCGCACCTTTACTTGCCGATTCTATATCGCCAATCACGATGCACACGCGGTTGTCTTCCCCGTCGGACAAGTCTTTCAGCGATTCCGCATCCTTGTAGCTTCTTCCTTCCAGTGCGATGAATATAGGTGCATAGAGTTCCGTGGTAGCCCATTCTGCCAGCGCCTGCGCCTTAGGCAACGCGGTAAATACGTCAGGGTCGAGTCCTTCCGTAGCTTCCACTTCTTCCGCATCCGGGTCGCGAGCAATGACCAGCGCACGAAGCTCACCTTTCTGGCTTTGCAGCAGGCCGCGTAACGGTCCGCTGTCCTTGTCGCACAGAACGGTCATTTTCGTAGTCTTGGCCACCGCATACACTACCACTTTCGTACCTTCTTCCGCTTCCTGGTAGAATTCCTGTACCATCTTATACAGTCCGGCGTTATTTTCTTTTGTCACGCCAAGGTCTTCCAGTCCGGTAAGGCGGTAAATCGTGTAGGGAGTATTCAGCTTGAATGTTTCGGATACAGCTGTTCCCCCGCACACCAGTGCCAGCAGGCCGTCTTGGCTTTCGGCTACCGTGCCAAGCTGACCTGTCAGAAACTTAATGGAGATTTTGGGTAATGCCATACGCGTTCCTCCTATTATTCTGCTGCATCCTGTACCAGTGCGTACACACCTTTCTTGTCGTTTCGACGGATGGTTCCACCCACACGAATAAGGAAGGAATAGATGTCACCGTAATACAGCGGGTTGTCTGTGCTGTCAAACATTTTCACTTCTCCCAGTGCACGGCTCAGGCTGTTTGTCTGCCATGCCAGACCGGCTGCGTTGTCGGTAGCCTCACCGCTAACATTCCACTTTGTCAAAGTTCCACCGGTTGCATAACGGAGTACCTGCGAACGCTGCATCACATTGAATGAGAACAGCTGTCCCAAAATACCTTTCTGTGCATCGGCCGATGCAAAGAACGCACGCTGGTCGCCTTCTGTCAGGTCGTCGAGCAACTGTGCATACATATAGGCATCAAGAAGCAGGTAACGTCCTTCCTGGGGAATGTTGTCTGCATTGAACTTTGTCATCAAAGCCAATACATCAGCTTTTACAAGCGCCTTACGTTTACCGGTTGCGTCCTTAGTATGTGCCGTTACTTTTTCTGTTCCAGAAGTACGTACAAAGTGAGTGCTGTCTGGTGCCCAGTTGTACAGCATCTGTTCAGCCGCTTTTTCAATCAGTTGCAAACGGTCCTGACTGATTACGCTGTTACGCTTGCTGTAGCTAAGTTCCACCGTTTCTGCATGTGGAATACGGATAGGGTCTGTAGTCAATTCGTTCAGTGAATATTCTACGTCCACATCGGTACGAGTCTTTACCTCAGCAGGAAGACTGGAACGGTCAATTTCAACCGCACTCGGAGCACCCGCATTCGGAATGTGTACTTTCTTTCCCATGTTAACGTACATATCGTCGTTAACCGCCTTACTCATAAATGAGTTGTCGGCAAACAGACCTTCTATGATCGTGTTCTGCCAAAGTTCTCTTTGAATAGCCATAGTTATTTACCAAATTTTTCGTTATACTTCTGTTTGTACAGTTCCGGATACTGGTTCTTCAGTTCAGCCAGTCTTTCTGCCTTGTCAATTTCGTCCCAGCTCATGTTTACCAGGTCGTTCTTTCCTGCTCCTCCTGCGCCGCCTCCTGTCTGAAGAATATCTTCTACGCGCACAGTTCCTTTCTTCGGCATTTCTTCAATCGCCTTACGGGTGTTTGCTTCGTCAGACATCATCAGATTAAGGAATACAGGAACCTGCTCTTTAGTCAGTTTTCCTTCCGCTACCGCCTGATTCAGGAAAGCCTGGTGTGCGGTTTTCTTGCTTTCTGCAATCTGGTCAGTAAGTTCTTTTACCCTTGCTTCGAGAGCAGGCACCTTGGCCGCCTGATTCTCCATGGTGGTAATGTGTTTCAGCATTTCTACTTCATTGACCATATTGGCGAATGAGGAGCGTTTTTTCAATTCTTCGAATAAAGCCATATCTCTTGTTTTTTGTGGCTCGTTGAGCCGGTTCATAAAATAGTTATATACTTCCGTGTTGGTAGCGTTTTCGGTAAGTGCCTCGCCGGTGTCTACTATCCCGTCAATAAGGCCCATTTCCAGTGCTTCGCTGGCCGAAATCCAGTGTTCCGACCCGTCGAAATACTTCTTCCTCACTTCTTCCGCATCCATCTTGCAGCGGCTGGCAATCATGCGCGAAAGGTCATTTTCGAGCGATTCGGCCAGATCGGCCGCTTTCCGCAGTTCGTCGGCGTTTCCGTAGCTACCGCCCGACACGCGGTGCAGCATGATGCGTGCGTACTTGTTCATGTAAAGAGGCTTTCCGCACAGTGCGATGATGCCCGCAATGCTGGCAGCCAGCCCATCTATGTATATATTCACATCAGCATCCACGGTGCGCAGCGCATTGTAGATGGCAATGCCACTGAAGACATCGCCACCGTTGGAATGTATGTGTACGTCGATTTTGCCGTATGCAGCAGCCAACTCCATCAGCTCGGCCACAACGCGCCCGCTGTCTACCTTTTCTCCGTTTCCTACATTACCGTACATCAATACGCTAACCGTTCCCTCACCGGGTATCTGATTTTTGAAAATCTTATCCATTGTTCCGCTTTTTTCTCTGTGGCAAAATTCGCAATTCCCTATAAGGTACAGAAAGCTGTTTTTCAGCGTGCTACGATAATGTGGCATGATGAAAACCTGCTTTCTCGCTCTCACCTTATTACAAGAAATTTGCTCCGTAATGAATTAATTATCGACTATGGCAGACTTGAAAAGTGAACAGAAAAAGATGCTGGCACGCGAAATCTACCTGCTCGGAAGCTACACCTACGAGGAGATAGCGCAGAAGGTAGGCGCACAGCGTCAGACTATCAGCCGATGGGCAAAGGCCGGAAACTGGGACAACCTGAAGGCCGGAATGACCGTGACACGCGAGGCGATACTGAGCAGAATGTATCAGCACCTTAATAACATGAATATGGCCATTCTGGAGCGTGAACCGGCCAAACGTCAGCCGGATACGAAAGAAGCAGACGTAATGGTTAAGCTGGCCGCTGCAATTAAGAACATGGAAACAGATGTCGGTATCAGCGACATTATCAGTGTCGGGATGCGTTTTGGCGAATTCCTTCGACGCATAGATCTGGATAAGGCAAAAGAGTATGTAAAACTGTGGGACGTGTTCCTGAAAGAACAGATTAAGTGATATGGCTACCTACGAAGAAAAACAGAAGCTGAAGGAATGGGAAGAATACCGCCGCGACATAGAATGTGCCACGCCCGTAGAGGTGAACATGACGGAAGCGGAGAAAACCAAGAAGAAAATGTATCTGGAGGCTCACCCCGTGGAATGGATACAGTATTTCTTTCCCATGTATGCCAAGTATCCTTTTGCCAAATTTCAGATTAAGGCCATTAAGCGCATACTGGAACACGACGAATGGTTTGAAGTGCTGAGCTGGAGCCGTGAGAGCGCAAAGAGTACCATTGTGATGTTTTGCGTGATGTATCTGGCACTGACCGGAAGAAAGAAAAACGTCATCCTGGCAAGTGCCACAGAAACCAGCGCGGAGAAGCTGCTACGTCCGTATAAGGGTAACTTTGAATCTAACGGACGCATCAAGGCTTTTTACGGTGACCAGCCTGTCATAGGACAGTGGACCGACACGGAGTTTGTCTGCAAGTGCGGATGTGCGTTTACAGGCGTGGGCGCAGGTAACGCTCCCCGTGGTACCCGTAACGGTGCGGCGCGTCCGGATGTGCTGCTGGTGGACGACTTCGACACCGACGTAGACTGCCGTAACCCCGATACGCTGAACAAAAAGTGGAAGTGGTGGGAAAAAGCCCTGTATCCTACGCGTTCCGTGTCTGAGAAAACACTGGTTATCTTCTGCGGAAACATCATCGCCAAAGACACCTGCGTGGCACGAGCCGGTGCCATGGCCGACCACTGGGACATAGTGAACCTGGTAGACAAGAACGGCAAAAGCAACTGGCCCGAAAAGAACACACAGGAAGCTATAGAGCGCATACGCAAAAGCATCAGCAAGGCGGCCTACGAGGGTGAATACATGAACAACCCCGTGACGGAAGGAAACATCTTCCACAACCTTCCCTACGGAAAAGTACCTCCGCTGAAGAAGTTCAAGTTTGTGGTAATTTACGGCGACCCTGCCTACAGCAACAGCAAGAACAAAGCCAGCTCCACTAAAGCCGTATGGGCGTGCGGAAAGATACGCAGCACCTTCTACATCATCAAGGGTTTTGTAGGCCGTGTCACGAATGCGGAGTATATCGACTGGTTCTACCAGCTCCGAAAGTACATCGGAAGCCAGTGCACCGTATACTGTTACCAGGAAAACAATACGCTTCAGGATCCTTTCTTTGAGCAGGTGTTCAAACCCCTTATCCGTGAGCAGAACGAACAGCGGAAAGATAACCTCTACATCAAGGGAGACGGACGCAGCAAAATGGATAAGGCCACACGTATAGAGGCTAACCTGGAACCCATCGACCGGAACGGCATGTGGGTGTTCAATGAAGAAGAAAAGGATAACCCGCACATGAAGGAACTGCGCGAGCAGTTCAGCCTTTTCGAGCTTTCCCTTCCGTATCCTGCCGACGGACCCGACTGTATAGAAGGATGCTTCAACATAATCAATGAGAAAATAAAAGAACTCGACCCCGGTGTGACCATCGGCTACAGCGAGTTCAAAGATAGTAACCCTTTTTCATGGTGATATGAACAACTTTATAGAACTTACCGACTACGATGCCACGATACACCGTGACATCCTGGACAGCCTGCTGCGCGAAGAATCCGGAAGCAGTGCCGTTATTGAAGTCTGCGAAAACCGTGCCATCGCCACCGTGCGCAGCCTGCTGAACAGCCGATACGACTGCGATGCCATCTTTTCAGCACAAGGCGAAGACCGTAACGTGCTTATCCTGAAAATCTGCCTTGACATTGCCGTGTATGAGATATTCTGCCAGCACAACCCTTATAAGATGTCAGACATCAGGAAGGAACGGTATGACGACGCGATGCAGTTCCTTCGCGATGTGCACGACTTTAAAGCCAACATAGAAGGACTTCCAGAACTTCCTGCCGAAACGCAGACCGACAACAGCCCCTGGCAGATAGCCAGCAACGAGCCGTGGAATTCCTACTTTTAATCAACTTTTAAAACCCTTTTAAACTATGGCCAGACCAAAGAAAAAACGCCGCATCACAGAAGGCGGATACACCCAGATAACACCTGCCTATACCACCGGACCCTACGCCCGTGTGGAACCCGACATCATCCTACAGATGCCGGAACTGTTCTACTTCGATATGTCGTCCTACATCAGTGCGCTCAACGCAGCAAAAGCCATCGACTTCTACAACCGCACACGATTGTATGACATGTACGAATCGGCCATGCTCGACCTTCACCTGGGCGGTATCATAGAAAAGAGGAAGGTGGGTGTAAGCCGCATACCTATCGAGTTCCGGAGAAACGGAAAGCCCGACGACAACGTGAACAAGGAAATCCGTTCGCCATGGTTCCGCAAGTTTGTGAAGGAAGTGCTCATGTCAAAGTTTTACGGATACAGCCTGTTCCAGTTCTACCGTGGCTATGATGGATTCATCAACTACTACCATGTGCCCTACAAGCACTACGACCCCGTACGCCGTGTCATCCTGAAGTATCAGAGCGACACGGAAGGCATACCCGTAGATGCCTTTGAAAACATGCTGTTTGTGGGCGACAATCCGCGCGACCTGGGAATGATGGCCGAACTTCTTCCGATGGTGCTCTACAAGCGCAGCAACTTTGGGAACTGGAAGCAGTTCTGCGAAATATTCGGTATGCCCATACGTGAGTACACCTACGATGCAGGCGACGAAGAAGCACGCAGCCGACTGATTCAGGACGCACGCCGACAAGGAGCCAACGCCGTGTACATCCATCCCAAGGAAAGCAGCCTGAACCTGATAGAGAGTGCCAACAAAAGCGGTACGGTAGACCTGTACGAACGCTTCAAGGATGCCTGCAATACGGAAATGTCAGTCCGCGTGCTGGGTAATACGCTGACTACCGATGCCAAGAGCACCGGCACACAGGCACTGGGTACCGTTCACCAGGAAGAAGAAGACATGCTGAAGGCCGACGACCGCGACTTTATTCTCGATGTGCTGAACTACAATATGACGGACATATTCAACGCACTGTGTGTAAACACGGAAGGCGGTGAGTTTGTCTACGTCAAGAACCGGAACCTGAATCCGAACCAGCAGGTAGACGTGATTCAGAAAGTGAAAGCCATGGGTGTGCCCGTGTCTGACGACTACATCTACGAAGTGCTGCTAATTGACAAGCCTGACGACTACGAACAGCAGAAAGCCGAAATCAAGGCGCAGGAAGAAGCCAACCGCAAGCTACAGCAGGAGATGGCCAACCAGATGGAAAAGCCGCAGGACACGGAGCCAAAACGAAAGTCAGACCGACGCATGAACATGGATAACGAGTCAAAAGCCTGGTACAAACGGGCGCAAACCGACTTCCGCAACTGGTTGAGCGATTTTTTCGGAGTAGCCCCGAAAAAGAAAGACGGGGCTTTGCCGTTTTAATGGACAACCTCTACGGTGAACGCTGCGGCGTGTGCGGAGGTTTTCATAATCAGCTGGAGCAGGGTTTCGAATTCAGCAAGGAAGCCCTCACACAGATGCTGCGCGACATCTACGACGGGATGAACGTGCGCGACGACATACAGCGTGATGCGTTCGAAGAAACGCTTCGCCTGTTCAATGAGGCCACCGTAGAAGGGCTGTCTGCTTCCAGCTATCCTACAGGCGATGAACTGTTCCTGGAACAGCTTCGCACCAATAACGAAGTATTCTCTGCCTTCCGCACTCACCGTATGCAGAATGACCTGGCCGCACAGCTTATCGACAAGGACGGAAAGCTGAAACCATTTGAGCTGTGGCTTGACGATGTGCAGAACATTACGGATCATTACGTAGTGCGATGGCTTCGCACGGAATATGACACCGCCATCCTTCGCGCCCATCAGGCGGCAGACTGGAAGTACTTCGAGGAATACAAGGACGTATTGCCGAACCTGCGTTGGATGCCTACCACTTCGCCCGATCCTGACATAGCGCACAAGCAATACTGGGAAGCAAAACTTACCCTTCCGGTAAACCATTCCTTCTGGACGCGCCATCGCCCTGGTGACCGATGGAACTGCAAGTGCTCGCTCGAAGCGACCGACGAACCTGCCACCACCGGCGAAGTAGGCGACTTCAAGCCCGTTCCTTCCGTTCCCGGACTGGATAACAACCCCGCAGACGACGGAAAGCTGTTCAGCGACTCGCATCCGTATATCAAGGAAGCATATCCAGGAGCAAAGAAAGCTGTGGAAAAGATTGTGAATAAACCAGTTCTTGATACAGCTTTTGATAAAAAAGTTACTGATAAGGTAACAAGTATAGAAGATGAAATACGAATGAATAAAAATTTTGAAACAGCTGTTGCTGTTGATAAGAATTCAAATGTTATATTTAGGATAAAAGGAAGCCAATCAGATGTGCAATTAAGTGTAAACGATGCAAAAAAATTAAAAGATTGTATTTTAACTCATAATCACCCAGGAGGATGGAAATATGACAAGAACAGAATGGGACACATTGGTGCATCATTCTCTTTAAATGATATTGTACTAGCAATTAATTACGATCTGGAAGAGATAAGAGCTGTAACACCATTGTATACTTTCTCGTTAAAAAGACCTGATAAAGGATGGGGAGTCAAATCAAAAACTTTAATACAATATTACCGTAAGAAAGATAGAGAATTAAAAACAGAACATTATTATTTAAGAGAAAAAGGAATGATTAGTGAAGAAGTTGCTAGGGCAATACATAGTCATGAACTTATAAAGAGAGTAGCTAAACAATATAAATTAGAATATTCTAAATTAAAAACAAGATATGAATGATGTTATTTTAGATGACCGTACTTTGTGGCTTAATTATTTTAAATCGCAATGTGCCCGTTGTAAATTATATAACGATTTAAACGCTTCATGCAAAGCTTTTCCTGAAGGTATTCCATTCAATATGCTTGAAGGTAAAATCACACATGAAAAGCCTATAAAAGGACAAACTGGGAATTATTTATTTACACCTGAAGAAATTTAGTAATGCCCGCACCCGACATTCAAAAACAAGTAGAAAACGCTGTAAGGCGTCTGAACACGCTCTACACCCGCACACTTCCCGTCAAGGTAGGAACAAAAGCCGTATCGCTGACGAAGAAACGCTTCTCTGACAGCGCTTTCAACGGAAGGGCATGGCAGGAACCCTACCGACGCAAACTGAGCTTCAAAGGAGCGCAGGCCAGCTACAAGACGCTTCTTTCCGGAACCAACCATCTGCGTGATGTCACCTACTTCAAGCCGGAACCCGGAAAGGTGTACATACGTAACCAGGTGGACTACGCACAGATTCACAACGAAGGAGGAAGCATAAAGGTAACGGCCAAGATGAAGCGGTACTTCTGGTACCGTTACTCCGCAGCCAAAGGCGCACGTCTGACGAAAAAGCGCGGCGGACTGAGAAAGACCAAAGGAAACGAAGCGCTTACACGCGAAGCCCTGTTCTGGCGAAACATGGCCCTGAAACGTGAAGGCTCGCTTATTCGTATGCCGCGCCGCCACTTCTTCGGACCCGACGCAAATATGTCGAAAGAAATTCGCAAGATAATCGAAAGAGAATTGCAACTATTTGTAAAGAATTATGGAACATATTTTAGAGAATCTCGTTAACTACATCGGCGAACAGATGCCCGATATGAAGACCGTGGACGAAGACTACGGACAGTTGGAAATGATTGACGAAACCACCCGCGAAAGCTATCCGCTCACCTTTCCGGCTGTGCTGGTAGACGCTGCGGAAACAAGCTGGAGCAATGTGTTAGGGTTGAGCCAGGAAGGCGTGTGCACGGTGCGCGTGCGGCTCATTATCGACTGCTACGACGACACGCACTATCGTAGCGGAACGGTGGAAAAGATTAAGGAAAGAGATGCTATACGGCGCAGACTGCATCTGCTGGTGCAGGGGCACGAAATAGAAGGAAGTACGCTTATTCGCACAAACAGCCGATTCTATACGGCCAACCATGGCATAAAGGTGTACGAGTCCACCTACACGGTGAAAGTAACGGAATACTTTACACGCGACGAACAGAAAGTGCCCGATGTGAAGATAAGCATTACCCCTGTGTTAAAACGATAGCTGAAGGCTCAGCTGAATGTGTTGTGCGGAAATCTTTTTCCGCACATGTTTTTTTGCCTCGCCCGACGGCTTGAACTGGTCGTTCTTCACCATCTCACGGATAATGGCCTGAATGCGGTATTCTGATAAGAAAAAAGCTTTCGACAAGGCTTTCACTACGTCGGAATAATTACGCAGAACCGGCTCCAGTTCAAAGTAACTGTGTGCTATCTGACGGTTTCGCTCTTCTATTAAATGACTGTTTCTTCCCATAATGCTACGGATTAATAGTTGATGCAAGTTGGCTGCTGCATTTTTGTTTCTACAAAAATACGTAATTCGCTTTAAAATACCAAATTTTCAACTCTTTATGCCGTCGCGTGCCTACTTTTGCAATGTCATGACAAGTTAACTACATTATTCACACTTAAACACAAAAGATTATGGCAATTAACTACAGCGTAGCTAAAATGCTCAATCCGCAGGACCGTGAAAGCGGAGAGTACAAGTATTATGCCAAGGCAC